TTAATTTTTCTTAACTGCATCACTGACAGCTAAAATCATAACTCCTAAAATAAAAAATAAAACTAAATAGTTGCACTCTGTATCCTCGCCTTCTAAAAGACCACCACCTTGTTCTTGAGGAATCCGAATCCTCGCAGGAGGAGGAAGAGGTGCTCTGTCATAATCTTCGTCAAGTGGACAATATCCAATCATTATTATATTATTATAAAATTTTTTTTTTTATTTCTACTGTTTCCAACGTTTTCCACATTTCAAACAAGTTATAAAAGCTGTCATTGGTTCATCTGCGCTTCTCGTTTGCATTTCGTAGTAAGTTGTATTTTGGGACTTACATTTACCACATGTGAATATTCCAATTTTAGTGTCTTCTGTGTGTTTCTTTTTAGCCTCCTGTTCCATTTCCTTTGATTTTATAAGCAATTCAGTTTCTGCATAGATTCCAGTAGGAAATAATTCAACTGGGTTAAAATCTGGAACTTGTATTTCAATTTCTTCATTTATAATTCTTTTTTTAAGGTCATTTTGTGGGTGTTTAAGATTAAATTGAATTGATAAGAATTTGCGTTTATAGTTTTCTCTAAAAATCTGACTTTTCCAAGTCGGAATCTGTTTACTTTTACGTCCTTGTCTGATTGTCCAGTTAAAAATAGCCTTTTCGAGATTCGTCGGTATGGGATCACTCGTTGAGTTCTCGAAAATGATGGAAAACTGGTTACGAACATAATAACGCATGGAAGACATATTTTTTGTTTAAAAAAAAAAAATAAAAAGAGAGTATCGTATGTAATAAACACACACACATTTCCTTTAAATATCAAGAGGCGGGTTTTCGCCTGCAATAGTTGATAGATATAAATCAACTTCGCCGGAAAATTGGGGACATTTTTTCACTATTTTTTGTGTGACAGTGTCTTGTATATCCGTAATGTGTTTTTCAAATCTTTTCATGTCTATACCCGCTGACTTATTTATTTCTGATGCTGTTGCTATATCCTTTAGCGCCCAAAGGTACCCTGTTGCGTAATTACTGTGTAAGAGTGCAATCAACGGAGATTCATCTTGTTGAGCAGCTGTTGCCCAGCGAGCCGTTTGTCTTACAAGTTTTTGTATATTGTCTTCACCCAGACGTATTTTTCGTTTCATGCAAATGAAAAGTACGAAGAGTGCTAATACTGTAGCTAAAACTTTAATCATCTTTATTTATTAAAATTTTTTTTTTTTTTTTTTTACAAAAGTGGTGGTGCTGCTGATGCTCGTCCACGTCCATTAAATTTCAAATTCTTGAAAGCTTTTTTTTTCCCCATGTAAACGGTTGCAATTATAGTAATGATAGCTGATACAATCATCAAACTAAGATATACAAGATTGGATGTTCTACCTTTTTTTTCTTTTGGTTGTTTTCTAACACAGTTAATACCAACTGACGCTGTGGCTATAGTGAGTATTGCGAGAAAAGATGCCATACCCACCACTTCCATTTTTTGTTTTTTAAAATATACACTTAGAAAATAAAAAAAATATATATATATATTAAAAAATATGTCTGAACTCATTGAAAAGTTGGAACACCATGAGCACATATTAAAACGACCTGATTCATATGTTGGTTCTACATCCAAAACATCTGAATTATACTGGGTGCTTGAAAATTCTGATTTCGTTCAAGAGAATCTTGTATATTCACCGGCCCTGTTGAAAATTTTCGACGAGATATTGGTGAATGCAATTGATCGAAATTCGTTGTATCCTGATAATACCAAAAACATAAAAGTTTTATGTGACAGACAAACTGGCATTATCAGTATTGAAAACGACGGTCCTCTTGGAGGTATTCATGTTCAGATACACGAAAAAGAACAGGTGTATAATCCTGAACTCACATTTGGACATCTTTTGACAAGTTCAAATTACGATGATTCCGAAAAAAGAACGGTTGGTGGGCGGAATGGGTATGGAGCAAAGTTGACCAATATTTATTCTTCTATTTTTTCGGTGACTATATTTGACGCAGAAAATCAAGTAAAATATAGTCAAAAATGGGAAAACAACATGCAAAAAGTGAGTAAACCAAAAATTACAAAATATTCCGGTAAAAGTTCAAAAGTGAACATTGCTTTTGTCCCTGATTGGAAAAGGTTTGGCATGACTGGCATGGATGTTGATTTCTATAAGATTATAGAAAAGCGAGTGTTTGATGCGAGTTATTGTACGAGTTCAAAATGTTCAGTTTTTTTTCAAAATCAAAAACTTAAGAAGTTTTCAAATGATGATTATGCGAAATTATATTTGGAAGAAAATACGAAACTTTGTACGGTGAGTTCACCGCGATGGTGTGTTTCCGTTGCTCCATCATCTGAAGGTCATCACCACATATCGTTTGTGAATGGGATTTGTACAACAAAAGGAGGGACTCATGTTGATTATATTTCTAAAATTATTTCTGATGGTATTATCGAAGAACTTGCTAAAAAAATTAAATTGAGACCTCAGCAAGTTAAAAATACTTTTTTTGTGTGTGTTAAATGTACGCTTGAGAATCCATCTTTCAGTAGTCAAGTCAAATCAGAGTGTACTTTGAAAATCCAGGAGTTCGGGAGTCGGTTTGACCCTCCGAAATCTTTCATCAAAAATGTTTTGAAAACGGGTGTTCAAGATGAAGTTTTATCGCTTTCGAAATTCCGCGAAATGAAAGAACTCAAAAAGTCTGATGGTAATCGTCGTTCTAGAATAACAGGCATTCCGAAACTAGATGACGCGAATGCGGCTGGAACTACAAAGTCATCGAAATGTACTTTGATTTTGACAGAAGGAGACTCCGCAAAGACTTTAGCTGTCGCTGGGCTTTCTGTTGTTGGTAGAGAGTATTTCGGAGTCTATCCACTTCGTGGGAAGTGTAAAAATGTCCGTGACGCGAGTGTAAAACAGTTGTTGTCTAATCAAGAGTTTAATGACATCAAGAAAATTTTGGGACTTCAACAAGATAAAGAATACAAGTCGGTTTCTGAACTCCGATATGGGCGTCTGATGATTATGACTGATGCAGACGTTGACGGGAGTCATATCAAAGGACTTGTTCTGAATATGTTTCATTATTTTTGGCCAAGTTTGTTGGAATTTGGTTTTTTGGTGAGTATGGTGACTCCAATTATCAAAATATCAAAAGGACCAAAAAGCGAATCATTTTTCACTGAATCGTCTTTCAAGACTTGGTTTAAAAATAACAACACACCCGGCTGGAAAATTAAGTATTACAAAGGTTTAGGAACATCAACGTCGACAGAGGCAAAGGAATACTTTAAAAATATTAATAAATTGACAGTCTGTTTTGAGCGTGATGAAGACGCCGACCAGTCGATTGTTTTGGCCTTTGATAAGAAGAAAGCTGATAATAGAAAATCATGGCTTGTTGAAAACAGTGGTAAAACCCAAGAAGTCAATTATGGTCAGATTCGCACATTATCAATATCCGATTTCGTTCACAAAGATTTTGTAAAATTCAGTTTGGCAGACTTGTCTCGGTCAATTGCTAATGTATGTGATGGATTGAAACCGTCGCAACGAAAAGTCGTGTATGCGTCTTTGTCAAAAAAGTGGGACAAGGAACCGAAAGTGGCTCAACTGGCTGCATATGTGTCAGAAAAAACTTCCTATCACCATGGAGAAGTTTCACTTGCAGACACAATCGTCAAATTAGCCCAAGATTTCGTTGGGTCAAACAATATTAATTTGATGAAGCCAATCGGGCAATTTGGTTCAAGACTTTTGGGTGGGAAAGATGCGGCTCAAACTAGGTACATCTATACACTCCCGTCAGAACAAACGCGGAAATTTTTTGATGTGAAAGATAATCCGATATTGACATATCTGGAAGACGACGGGCATAAAATTGAACCAGAATATTACGTACCAGTGATTCCTATGGTTTTGGTAAACGGAACAGAAGGAATTGGGACGGGGTTTAGTTGTTATGTCCCTCCATTTAATCCAACCGAAATCAAAAATAATATCGAAAGAGCACTGGAAGGACAAAACATTATTCCATTAAACCCATGGTTCAAAGGATTCAAAGGAACGGTTGAAAAAGAAGATAAACACACTTGGATTTTCGAAGGTCGATGGACAGAATACGACTTTATCCACATTACAGAACTCCCACCTGGGCGTTGGACACAAGACTATAAAGAACATCTCGACTCGTTAATTGAAAAAAAAATAATTTCGGGATATAAAAACAAAAGCACGATTGAAAACGTAGATTTTGAAATTTACAATTACACCGGAAATGCCATTATCAAGGATTTCAAATTACAAAAAGCAATTCATACGTCGAACATGCATCTGTTTCACCCGAAATTCGGAATTAAAAAATACGAAAGCGCAGAAGAGATATTGGTCGACTTTTTAGAAATCCGTCTCGACTTGTATAAAAAAAGAAAGGCAAACATTCTAAACAGTTTCATAAAAGAACAAAACGAATTACAAAATAAATGTCGATTTATTCAAAATGTCGTTGACAATACAATCGTTATTTTCAAGCAGAAAAAAACGTCTATTGAAAAAAAACTCGAAGATTTGAAATTTGTTAAAATAAATTCTGATTACGATTATTTGTTGAATATTAAGACATATCAATACACTGAAGAAGAAATAGAAAAGTTGAACAATAAATTGAAAGAAATTCAGAAAGAAATACAAACTTTGAAAAAAACAAAAATCGTGGATTTATGGAAAGCCGATATTAATTAAAAAAAAAAATTATATATATATTCTAATATGAATATCCGTGGAAAAGCTGGAACTGGGGCTGTACTCTCATTAAGTGCTGTTGGTAAACAAGATGGTTATCTTACAACAAATAATGAAGATTCGTTCTTTAAATATGAATCGGTTAGACATTCAAATTTTGCAAAGTTTTCAAATTTCACTAAAGTTTCAAATCCATATATTGGACCAGAATGGCCATTTGGTCATACAGTTATCGTAACTTTGAAACCACAAACAATGGGTGACTTATTGTGCAATATGTATATCAAATTAACACTCCCTCTTTTGACAGAAATTATTGACGAGGCTATTTATTGTGATCAAATTGGAAGAGCTTTAATTGATAAAATTGAATTCCGAGTCGATGAAAATGTTTTGGAAGTTTTAGAGAATGATTGGGGAATTATTCATGATGAATTATTTTTAACAAGCGAAGAACAAACTACAAATAAAACACTTATAAACGGAGGTCAAGATAAAGGAAAATTACCAACTTCACAAATTAAAAAAGGACCGATAGAATTATACATCCCCTTGAAATTGTTTTTTGCTAGAAAACATTCATTAGATGACGCAAACAATTCACTATTGTTGGACAAATTTTACGAACCTTATTTTCCAACGTGTGCAATTTACAATCAAGACATACAACTTAGAATAACTTTTAAGCCGAAAACGTTTTTCACAGGTGCGACTGATGCTATCGAATTACCAAATTTTACAATTGTCACAGAAGAAATTTCACTTTCATCAGAAGAACGATTGTACTTACAAAGCAAAAAACATACAATGAATTTTGAAACAGTTATTAAAAATCCTTTATTGAGCATACCACCAAAAACACAAGAAATTGATATGAGTTTAGTTGCTCAAGTACCTATTAAATCATTTTTCTGGTTTTTTAGAAAAGAAAAATTTGAACAAACAGCAACATCAACATATTTTTTAAATCGTTTTAATTATAGTTCATCAGATTCAACTTTAATAAATACACAAACAGGTAAACCAGTGATGTCAGATGCAAAATTAATTATGAACGGGGTTGAACTTTTAGGACAAATGGATACACCAAAAAGAGACAATGTTCACGCGGATATTTTTTTTAAGACAGTGATTCCATTTCAGTCAGGTTTAACATGTGGACTTAAAAATATTTATATGTATTCGTTTTGTTTAAAACCTAAAGATCCATCTCCATCTGGATCTTTAAATTTCGGTCTTATGAATATTGGTAAAAATAAAATTAAACCAAAATTTATAAATAGTGGGAATGGAGGAACAAATGAAGATTATACAATGCATACGTTTTTTCATGGGTTTCGCATGATAGAAATAGAAAATGGAAAACTAAGACTTATTGGGAAATAATTTTTGCCCAATAAGTAGCATTATCAATCTTGAACATTTCTTCAATGTTATAATACTTATCAAAATTCTTATTCAAATAGTCATGAATCGCCCACTGTGGTCCGTTGAGCTCTCGAATGCTTTGTCCGTTTGCACGGGTATATGACGCAGTTACATTTATTAACTCTTGAAGATCTTCAAGAGTTAGGTCTGGTTTAAAATAATCAAAACATTTACTCAACATTGTTTTTGCATCACCCAATGAATACATAGGACCCCAAATTTCAATGACATTACGTGTCTGATCATACCAAATATACGAACATTCGGTTTCATTCGTTATTTCCTTGAAATGCCTACCATTCTTTCCAATCAATACACCAATGTTAACATATTCAGGTACATAGATTTCTGAATAATGGGAATTAGGAGGGTTATAAATACCAGGAGTATACATCATATATATATATAAAAAGCGAATTCTTTTTAACTAATTTAAAAAATAATTTACTTTATACAAGAAGAAGAATGTTTTTCGTAGAGGGAAATGTTGGATCTGGTAAATCAACCCTTTTAAAATATTTAGAATTAAACACAAAACATAAAATAATATTGGAACCAGTAGATGAATGGACGAAAATTAAAAATTCAGATGGAACAAACCTACTCGAAAATTTTTACGCAGACCAACAAAGATACGCTTATACATTTCAATCTATCGCATTTAGAACACGAATAAATAACTTGAAAAATTATAACGGGGAAATTATAGAACGATCAGTTTTCACAGACAAAAATGTTTTCGCTAAAACTTGTTACGAAAATAATAAAATGAATGAAATTGAATGGACTGATTATTGTTCATGGTTCGACTGGCTCACCGAAAATTTTAAAATCAAAGCAAAAGGATTTATTTACTTGCGAGCTGATCCAGAAATTAGTTATCAAAGAATTAAAAAAAGAAATAGATCGGGTGAAGAAAATATTCCGATGGAATATATTAAGAAACTGCATGACAAACATGATAATTGGTTGTTGAATGAAAAAAATGTGTTGGTTTTAGATGTAAACGAAAGTTTTGAAGATAATCCAGAAGTGTTGATTGAAAAAATTAAAAAATTTATTGAACATTGAGAATTTTTTATTTGTTTAATCATAAAAATGTTGTTTCCAACTATGAAAAATGTCAAATTAAATAGATTGTCAACGGATAATCTGACAGAAACATATCCATTTAATATAGCAAGTAAATCATTTCCTCTATCAAATAACTGGTTATTGGAAATAAATTATGCGGGTGCAAAAATGAATAAAATTTACAATAACATTAATCGATTAGATGATGGTATATATACTTATG